GTAATGAACACATGGGAGCATTTGGTTGTGACTCTTATGATATATCGGGGACTGTAGATGGAGAAGGGTCTAAAGGAGCATTACACGGCTTAACCAGGTTTAGTATGGAGGACGCTCCTGCGAATAGCTTTTTTTTAGAATACTTATCAAGACCACCTACAGCTGAAATATTTTTTGAAGATGTATTAATGGCATTAGTGTTTTATGGAATGCCAATACTTGCGGAGAACAACAAACCACGTCTTTTGTATTATTTAAGACGTAGAGGTTATAGAGGTTTTAGTATGAATAGACCAGATAAAGCATGGAATAAATTGTCTGTAGCTGAAAAAGAAGTAGGTGGTATACCTAATTCAAGTGAAGATATAAAACAAGCTCACGCAGCCGCTATAGAAATGTACATACAAGATCACGTTGGCATGAAGCAAGATGGAACATTTGGAGATTTATATTTCAACGCTCTGTTAAATGATTGGAGTAAATTCGACATAAACAAAAGAACAAAGTACGATGCATCTATAAGTTCTGGTTTAGCTATTATGGCGAACAACAGGCATTTATATGCACCGAATGCTAAGGTTGAAAAACCTAAACTAAATATAAATATTTCTAAGTATAGTAATACTGGAACTAATTCACAAATAATAAAGTAATATGGCATATTCTAATAAAAGTTATTTTCCAAGTCAAGCTGTAAGCGACGCTGAAAAGCTTAGTTATGACTACGGCATGAAAGTAGCTAAAGCTATAGAAACAGAATGGTTTAATGAAGACAGAAGTATTAATAGATATATGTCTAATATTAAAGATTTTCACAATCTAAGACTATATGCTAGAGGCGAGCAATCAATACAAAAATATAAAGATGAGTTATCTATAAACGGTGATTTGTCCTATTTAAATTTAGACTGGAAACCAGTTCCAATTATATCTAAGTTTGTAGATATTGTAGTAAACGGTATAGCTGAAAGAACATACGATATAAAAGCTTTTTCTCAATCACCAAACGGTGTTGAAAAAAGAACAAAATACATGGAGGCTATAGTAAACGACATGCAATACAAAGAGTTTGACACATTTACAGCTCAAACTTTTGGTGTTAATACTAGAGAAAGCGAAGAAAAAGAAATACCAGAAACAACAGAAGAATTACAGCTTCACATGCAGCTTACTTATAAACAAGCTGTAGAACTAGCAGAAGAACAAGCCTTAAATGTTTTATTTGAAGGTAATAATTACGAGCTTATAAAAAAGAGATTTTATTATGATTTAACAGTTCTTGGTATAGGTGCTGTTAAAACAGATTTTAATACTTCAGAGGGTGTGACTATAAATTATGTTGATCCAGCAAATTTAGTTTACTCTTATAGCGATTCTCCTTATTTTGAAGATATATACTATGTTGGAGAAGTTAAATCAATACCTGTAAACGAATTAGCCAAAGAATTTCCTCATTTAACAGAAAGCGATCTCGAAGATATAATGAATAATAAAAATTATAATAGAAACAATTATAATACTAATTATTCCGCAAAACAAGAAGATAACAATACTATTCAAGTTTTGTATTTCAATTATAAAACTTATATGAACGAGGTTTACAAAGTAAAAGAAACTGGTACTGGCGCTGATAAAATCATACCTAAAGATGATTCGTTTAATCCACCAGAAAATAAAGAAGGTGAGTATTCAAAACTTTTGAGATCTATTGAAGTTTTGTACGAAGGTGCTTTAATATTAGGCACAGATAAACTACTAAAGTATGAAATAGCTAAAAATATGATGAGGCCTAAAAGTGATTATACTAAAGTAAAAATGAATTATTCTATTGTTGCACCTAGAATTTATAATGGCAAGATAGATTCTTTAGTAAAACGTACTACTGGTTTTGCTGATATGATACAGCTTACGCATTTAAAGCTACAACAAGTAATGTCTCGCATGGTTCCAGATGGTGTTTATTTAGACGCCGATGGTTTAGCAGAGGTTGATTTAGGTAATGGTACAAACTATAATCCACAAGAAGCTTTAAACATGTTCTTTCAAACTGGTAGTGTTATAGGTAGATCATTTACAAGTGAGGGCGATTTAAACCCTGGCAAAGTACCTATTCAAGAAATAACATCTGGTAGTGGTGGTAATAAAATGCAAGCTCTTATCGGTAACTATAATTATTATCTACAGATGATAAGAGATGTAACTGGTTTGAATGAAGCTAGAGATGGCAGCATGCCAGATAAAAACGCTTTAGTTGGTGTGCAAAAATTAGCAGCAGCTAACTCTAACACAGCAACTAGACATATACTCCAAGCTGGTTTATTTTTAACAGCTGAAACAGCAGAGTGTTTATCGCTTAGAATATCTGATATTTTAGAATATTCTCCAACTGCAGACGCTTTTGTACAAGCTATTGGAGCTCACAACGTGGCTACATTAGATGAAATGAAAGAATTACACCTTTATGATTTTGGTATATTTATTGAATTAGCCCCAGATGAAGAAGAAAAAGCTATAGTAGAAAATAATATACAAATGGCATTACAACAAAAAAGTATAGAACTTGAAGATGCTATTGATCTTAGAAACACACGTAATATTAAGCTAGCAAACGAGTTACTTAAAATACGTAGAAAGAAAAAACAAGAAAGAGATAGGCAGTTGCAATTAGAAAACATACAAGCACAAACACAGTCAAATACACAAGCTGCTCAAGCCGCTGCCCAAGCTGATGTCCAAAAAAATCAAGCGTTAATGCAAAGCGAGGCTCAATTAGAACAAATGAAAGCGCAAATTGAAGCTCAAAAAATGCAAGCAGAGGCAAAGCTTAAAAAAGAATTAATGGCTTTAGAATTTCAATATAACATGCAGCTTAAAGGCGTTGAAGTTGATGGTATAAAAAATCGAGAAAAAGAAAAAGAAGACAGGAAAGACGAAAGAACTAAAATACAAGCTACTCAACAATCAGAAATGATTGACCAAAGAAAAAGTGGAAAACCACCTAAAAACTTTGAATCATCAGGTAATGATATAATGAGTGGCAATTTTAATTTAGGATCGTTTGACCCTAAATAAATTTATTAATTATTATTATATTATATTATGGAAGAAAACAAAGAAAACGTAGTCGAAGAGACTACACAAAGCAACCAACAAGACCCAGGTGATGAAAACGTGGTAAAATTTAATATTAAAGATACTCAAGAAAATGACAATGTCATTAAGGTAAATTTAGATAAACCACCAACATTAAAAGAAAATGAAACTAAAGAAGATAACGCTGACGACAGCGGAGTGGTTGCAGAGTCTGAAAATGCCGAGCCCACACAAGAACAAGAAGAAGTACAACCGCAAGCAGAAGCACAAGAAGCTACAGTATTAGAAGAAATTACTGAAGATTCTACAGAAGAAGAAGTAACAGAAGTTGAAGAACAAATAGAAGAAGCTGTTGCCGAAGCAGAGGCTACTGGAAAACCATTACCAGAAAATATCCAAAAGCTTATGGATTTTATGGAAGAAACTGGTGGTGATTTAAATGACTATGTAAAGCTTAATCAAGACTATTCAAAATTAGATGATCAAAATCTATTATATGAATATTACAAGCAAACCAAACCTCATTTAAATAGCGAAGAAATTAACTTCCTTATGGAAGATTCGTTCTCTTACGACGAAGAAGAAGATGAAGAAAGAGATATACGAAGAAAAAAATTAGCGTTAAAAGAGCAAGTTGCCAACGCTAGAGCCCATCTGGACGGGCAAAAGTCCAAATACTATGAAGATATTAAAGCTGGAAGTAAGCTCACAACAGAGCAGCAAAAAGCTGTAAATTTCTTTAATAGATACAACAAGGAGTCAGAAGCAACTAAAAAAACAGTTAAAAAGAACTCTGATATTTTTACACAAAAAACCAACGAGGTTTTTAACGATAAATTCAAAGGTTTTGAATATAACGTCGGTGATAAAAAATATAGATTTAACGTAAACAATGCTGAAGAGGTTAAAACAACTCAAAGTGATATAAATAATTTTACTAAAAAGTTTTTAGATAAAAATTCTACATTATCAGACGCTAAAGGTTATCATAAATCTCTATATACAGCAATGAATGCAGATGCTGTTGCAAAACACTTTTACGAACAAGGCAAGGCCGATGCTATGAAAAATAGTGTTGCTAAAGCTAAAAACGTTGATATGAATCCAAGACAAAGTCATGGAACAATTGAAGCTGGTGGTATAAAAGTAAAAGTTTTAGGTGATACATCTTCTGATTTTAAGTTTAAAATTAAAAACAATAAATAACAATTTAAAATTTAAAAATTATGGCAATTACTGCAGGGAGTAGTTTAAATAGTGTAGCTATCCCACAAAAACAAGCAACAACTGGAAATTACTTAGACTTGGCGTCTACAGCTAACCAAGGTTGGGCACAACAATACCTGCCAGACTTGATGGAAAAAGAAGCTGAGGTTTTTGGACCTCGTACAATTTCTGGTTTCCTTTCTCAAGTTGGCGCAGAAGAGGCTATGACTGCTGATCAAGTAGTTTGGTCTGAGCAAGGTAGATTACATTTATCTTATAACGCTCAAATTAAAGACAACAATGCTGGTATTACTGGCGGTGGTGTTAAAATTGAAATATTAACTGATATTGATGGTGTTGATCCAGGTAGTGATCACGGTGTACGAGTTAACGATACTGTTATTGTTGCTAGTTCTACTGAGGTACTTAAAGGATTAGTTACTGAGGTTTCTACTGTGTTTATTGAAGTTGAGCCTTATGGAGCCGCTACTTCAGCATCTACTGATGATGACCTTTGTACAGTATTAGTTTATGGTTCTGAGTTTAACAAAGGAACTAATTATATTTCTGCTGATGGTTCAACTGCTACTGATAGAAGAGGATCTAACGAGCCTGTTTTCAAGTCTTTTAGCAACAAACCAATCATATTAAAAGATTACTACGAAGTTTCAGGTTCTGACGCTTCGAGAATCGGTTGGGTTGAAGTTTCTTCTGAAGGTGGTCAATCTGGTTACTTATGGTACTTAAAAGCTGAGTCTGACACTAGAGCTAGATTTACTGATTATTTAGAAATGGCTATGTTAGAGGGTGAATTAACATCTTCTGATGATGCAGCTGATTTCTTAAGTGCTAACGACGCTTATCACGGTACGCAAGGTTTATTTGCTGCTATTACTGCTAGAGGTAATTTAACTTCTGGTGTTACTGGTGTTAACGCAGCTACTGATTTAGCTGAGTTCGATGCTATCTTAGCTGAGTTTGATAAGCAAGGTGCTATTGAAGAGTACATGATGTTTGTTAATAGATCAACTAGCTTAGCTATTGACGATATGTTAGCTTCAATGAACTCTTACGGAGCTGGTGGTACATCTTACGGTGTATTTAACAACTCTGAAGATATGGCACTAAACTTAGGCTTTACTGGTTTCAGAAGAGGTTCTTATGACTTTTACAAGTCTGACTTCAGATACTTAAATGACAAGGCTACTAGAGGTAGTATAAATACTATTGCTGGTGCCAACGCAATTAGAGGAGTTATGATTCCTGCTGGTACTTCTTCAGTTTATGACCAAACTGTTGGGCAAAGCATGAAGCGTCCTTTCTTACATGTTAGATATAGAGCTTCACAAACTGATGACCGAAGAATGAAAACTTGGGTTACTGGTTCTGTAGGCGCTGCTACATCTGCTTTGGATGCAATGTCTTTACATATGTTATCTGAAAGATGTTTAGTTACTCAAGGTGCTAATAACTTTATGTTAATGAAGTAAGCATTTTTATAAAAAGACCGGGGCTTCGGCCTCGGCCTTTTATTTTATTAATTTTATTATATATTATATTATGGCAAAAAAACAAGAAACAAAAAAGGCTGTAAAGCCTTTAATAGAAAAAGACTTCGAAGAAGTTGAAGCACCGGTTATGGAAACACCAAAACCTAAAAAAGTTGAACCTAAAAAACCTGAGTGGGAGATAAAAGATAGAATGTATTATCTTACAAAAAAATTAAAACCACTTTCTTATTCTATAAAATCAACAGGTATTTATTATTTTGATGAAAAACTAGGTTACGAAAGAGAATTAAAGTATTGTCAAAATCAAAAAACTTGTTTTGTAGACGAAATGAAAGGCGACCAAAGGTTGGAACACATTATATTTAGAAATGGAGCTTTGTTTGTTCCTAAAAACAAAACTGTATTGCAAAAAATGCTTTCTTTATACCACCCTCATAAAGATAATATTTTTTATGAGTGGAAGCCAGAAGTTAAAGCAGCAAACGATATAGAAACTTTAGAGTTAGAAGCAGATGCTATTATAGCTGCAAGAGACATGGATATTGATATGGCAGAGGCTATTATGAGAGTAGAAAAAGGCTCTAGCGTGTCTAAGATGAGTTCTAAAGAGCTTAAAAGAGATTTACTAGTATTTGCTAGAAAAAACCCTCAACTTTTCTTAGAATTAGCTAATGATGACAATGTTCAACTTAGGAACTTTGGTATTAAAGCAACTGAGCTTGGTATCATTAAACTATCAAGCGATCAAAGAACTTTTTCATGGGGTTCTAATAATAGAAAACTAATGAACGTTCCATTTGATGAGCATCCATACACCGCTTTAGCGCATTGGTTTAAAACTGATGAAGGTATGGAAATATATTCAAATATTGAAAAAAGATTAAATTAATCTAACTGTAGATGCAGTCGCTCTACGGGGCGATTGCAAACTACAAATTAAAAGAAATTATGGTAAGAATTGATGATGTGTATCAAAAAGTATTAGCTATAACTAATAAAGAACAGAGAGGTTATATAACTCCGCAAGAGTTTAATTTATTTGCTGATCATGCTCAAATGAGTATATTTGAACAATACTTTTATGATAAAAATCAATTTGCAAGAAGAGCAACAGAAAATAGTACTATTGAATTATTAGAACAAAAAATTCAAATATTTGAATCTAATCCTGAGTTTTTTTCTAGTGGAGATAATTTACCAGAAAACACTTACCAAATTGATAGTGTTTCAATAGTTTTAGATAGTGGAAAAACAATACCTATGCAAAGAGTTAGTAAGCGTGAATTACAAGGTATATCATCCAGCCCTTTATTATCTGGAAGCACTCTTGCTACTAATTACTATATATCCAACAACACTATAAATTTTACGCTACCTACGAGTTTAGAGGATAACACTAACGTTGTGGTTGAATTAGTAAGAAAACCTTTAAAACCACAGTGGACATATGTTATACACAATCAAAGTGCTCTTTATAATTTATATGATGAAAATCTTCAAGATTTTGAATTGCACTCGTCAGAAGAAAACAATTTGGTTATTAGTATATTAAAATTAGCTGGAATTGCTATTAAAGATGTTAATTTATCTCAAGCCGCGGCGCAAGAAGAAATTAAAAATATACAACAAGAAAAAGCATAAATAAATGGGATTATTAAAAAACACACAAAAAGATTATTATAAAGGAAATATTGTTACTGGTAGTGAGTTAGGCGATTATCAATTCACTTCACTAGAAGATATTATAAACCAATTTATGGTGGTCTATGTTGGTGATAATAAAATAATACCAAGTGCTAGTAGAATAGATATAGCGTTTCACGCGCAAAGAGCATTAGCAGAATTATCTTTTGATACTTTAAAATCTGTAAAATCACAACAAATAGATTTACCATCATCTTTGGTTATGCCAATACCTCATGATTATATTAATTACACTAAAATTAGCAGCGTAGATTCTGCTGGTATAAAACATCTTTTATATCCTACAAAACACACTAGTAATCCATTTCAAATTTTACAAGAAGATAGTGGTGCGTATGCTTTTCCAGAAGACAACGAGGAAGTTATAGATGGTGACTTTGCTCTTGGAGACTTTCAAGAATGGTTAAAATCACCAGATCAGTCAGTTGCTCAAGTGGTTGTAAAAGATAACAAACTACAATTTTCTCACGGAAATAGAAATGGTTACGCATCTAGCAACTGGGGCTATACTGTAAATGTTACACAGCCAATAGATGTTGGCGATAAAGATTTTGTAAATTTATCAGCAACAGGACTTGCGAAAGCAACTACAGGTGGAAAAAAAGGTGTATTAAGAGTTGGTATAACTACCAGACCGTTAGATGTGAACAACATGAACTTTGCAACTGCCACTTCATTTAATAAACACGGGTCTTATAATAGAACAAGAAATCGTGACGTAGAAATATTTGATATTCTTAATGACGGTGGTGATCGTAGTTATATAGAGTGGGCTTCAGATGTAGTAGCTGACACAAGTAGTACAGAAAAAGAAATTGTAGCATTAGACGTTAGAGATCATACCTTTGTTTACGTAGTAGCCGTTTCAATTCAAGAATTTTACGATGGTAGTTCTGGATCTTTAGAGGCTATACAAGAAACAAACAGTGTTGATGATATATCGGTTATAAATTATTTTGCTAGAGAAACACTTCAATCTCCAAGGGGTAACGAAAAAAACTCTTCAACTTGGGGTAATTATAAATCACATACGCCTTCAGAAAATAATAATGACGACTACGAAGATGATGTTTATTGGCCTACACAAGGCGAAAGATATGGACTTGAACCAAGTCACGCTCAAGTAAACGGATCTTTTTATATAGATCAAAGATTAGGAAGAATACATTTTAGCTCTAATATTTCAGGAAAAACTGTGATCTTAGATTATATAAGTGATAGTCTTGGAACCGATTCAGAAATGCAAGTGCATAAGTTTGCAGAAGAAGCAATGTACAAATCTATATCGCACGCGGTTTTATCTGGATCTTCATATGGCCAAGCTTTAGTACCTAGATTAACTAAAGAAAAATTTGCTGCAATAAGAAAAGCAAAATTAAGATTATCTAATATAAAATTAGAAGAATTAACTCAAATACTTAGAGGTAAATCTAAGCAAATAAAACACTAGTATATGCCGGAGATTAAAAATACTTTTCTTCAAGGTAAAATGAACAAAGATCTTGATGAAAGGTTAGTACCAAATGGACAGTATAGACACGCTAAGAACGTAGAGGTTTCTACATCAGAAGACTCTGATATTGGAGTAGTAAAAAACATATTAGGTAATCACAGAGTCGAAGAGTTGGTCGGCGTTGGTTTTACTTGTGTTGGTAGTATTGCTGATGAAAAAACAAATAAATTATACTGGTTTATTTCAAGTTATGAAAAAGACGCTATTTTAGAGTATGACATCGTTAACGATGTTACACTTCCTGTTATTGTAGATCTAAACGCTGGAAACTTTAAAGCAGTACTAAAATTTTCTGGAAATATAATAACTGGTATAAATATAATTGATAACTTATTGTTTTGGACAGATAATAATAGTGAGCCAAAGAAAATAAATATAGATACTTGCAAAGCTGGAACTGATCCAAGCGGAGACATACATACACAGTTAGAATTTAAAAATGGTAGTTTCAATGGTATAACAACACAGTTAGTGTCGTCAATTCCAGTTTTAAATAGTAATTTTACAACATATAATGATTATGGTAGGTATTTTTGGGCTGAACAAAAGAAATTATTGACAATGCTACTGGAAACGTAATACCTTTTGCTTACAGTACTAATGAATTTAATGCCGAAAATCCATATAATATTCGTCATTATAGAAATGGTAAATTTTTAGGTGTACGACAAGTAACAGTAGAAGGTGTTGATCGTGACACAGGTGTTGCATCAACTCTTTTTGGTAATAGCGTTAAAATTGAAAATGGTGCTATTCAAATTGGAGATGTTGTTTTTGGTGACAATATTAGCATGGATATTGAAGAGCGTCATATTACAGTTATAAGACCTAAACCTTTAAATGCTCCTTCTGTAAAAATAAACCACTCAGAAAACATAAGTGGTACGAATAAAATTCCTAATTTATTCGAAACAAAATTCCCAAGATTTTCTTATAGATACAAATTTAGTGATGGTGAGTACTCAGTATTTGCTCCTTTTACAGCACCTGTATTTAATCCTAAATATCAAATAGATAAAAATCTTTCTGTAGATACAAATGTATTTTACAATAAAGACAATGCTTATGATGTAAAAGAACCTCATAATAAAGCTATGGTTAACTCTATTCATTCTGTAGAATTAACTGATTTTGTATCTGCAAAAACACCTGAAGACGCGGTAGAAATAGAAATACTGTACAAACAAGAAGAATCAAGTGTTATATATTCTATAGGTACAATTAAGCATGTAGACCCAGAATGGCATGCAACGAGTAACCATGAAAATGTGGGCGCTGATATAGGTTTTGGAAAGCTTACTAATATCTTTATATCAGGAGTAAATCAAGCTACGAAAGGTTTTCAAGCTCAAGGTGGTCATACAAAAGGAAGATATACTATAACTACAGAAAATATATACGCTGCCTTACCAGCAAATCAATTGCTTAGACCATGGGATAATGTACCAAAAAAAGCGTTAGCACAAGAAATTACTGGTAATAGAATTGTTTATGGTAATTATGTGCAGAATTATTATTTAAATAATAATGTTGATGTTGGAGTTAGTTATGGTGAAAGAAAAAATTCATTTTCAAATTTCGACACAAAAGGATTACCATCTATTAAGTCTCAAAGAAACTACCAATTAGGAGTGGTTTATTGTGACAAGTATGGTAGAGAAACACCTGTGTTTACTTCTGACTACGCAGCTTTAACTGTACCTTGGCAAGACGCAGATGGTACAAAAAATGCTAGTAAAAGCTTACAGTTAAACGTAAGTACTCCAGTAAGTTTTCCAGAGTGGGTTGATTCATTAAAGTTTTTTATAAAAGAAAATTCAGGTGAATATTATAATCTTCTTATGGAAAGAGCTTGGGTTACTAAAAGTACTTATGAGCTAGATAACTCAGAAGGTCATATGTGGCTTTGTTTTCCATCATCTGATAGAAACAAAATTTCAGAAGAAGATTATATAATATTAAAAAAGAAAATTGGTACAGGAGAAGAGCAGGTTCCATTTGAAAATAAATTCAAAGTTATTGATGTAAAAAACGAAGCGCCAGACGCTATTAAGTATCAATTGGTTAATTATGGTGTAGCTACAAACGAAACTAACGATAGATTTACACAAACTGTAAGTTCTCAAGATCCACTTTTTCCTGATCCAAGCGCTAGAATAGATTACTGGAGCCCAAGTAAACAGTTTAAAGGAACGAGTGAGGTTGTTATAAATAAATCATTTTGGTTAAATTTTCAAGAACGTAGAATGCCGTTACATTTACAAGAAGGTGATGATGGTGGTTCAACTAAAAAACCTATTCAAGACGATTTGTATATCTCTTGGTTTAGAGGAAAAGATAATGGGGCGGATGATTATGCCATGTCAAAAAGATACAAAGTATTAGGCGGTTGGGTTGGTGAACAGGGTTATGTATTAAGACTTTCTACCCCAATAGCAAAAATTGATGCAGATATAGCACATGTTAAAGGAGATTCTAGTACAACAGAATCAGATCTTTATCAAGATTTGTTGTTTCAAGTAGAAAAAAGAATACTTAAAGATGAAGAAGATTTTTCTGGAAAGTTTTTTGTTAAAATCTCTAAAAATCAAATTACAGATTTAATACAAAATAACACAACAGTTAGTATATTAGACAAATTCCAAGTAAAATCAAAAACTAGTTTGTGGTACTGGCAAGATGACATTACTTCGTCTAACGCTGTTAACGATTATAAAACCGACTCTAATTTGTATGGATTAACAAATTATAACGGAGAAAATATTAGTTACGGTGGTAGTTCTAGTAGAAACCATTTGCATTACGACCACGCTACAAACGATATGAATAACGATTGGGGTGACGAAGCTGGAGATGGAACTGACACTCGTAGTGATGGAGAAATGAGAGTAACTGATTTTGCAACTCCTTGGAAAAACATGAGAGACAATACTTTTGGTCCTACTTTCTTTATAGATTCTATGCACATGGCCGCCGGGCAAAGCGAGGCAAGTGATTATGCTAAGTATTGTTGTGTGACTTGGTCAGGAGCAACGGCTGGACAAGAAAAATCAGCGGAAGATTCTAGTTGGAGTTATCCACCTTTAAAAACTTGGCTTTCAGATTTTGGTGATATAACAAATTTAATTTCAGAAAGACCTAAAAAAGATAAAATCGTTGGATCAGGATTAAAAGATGTAATATCAGTTGTAAGAAACAAAAATTATTCTTCAAACCAAATATGGGTTGATAATAATTTAATATCTACGTCGCCTGGTTTACCTAGTAATCCAGACTTTGATGATTTAAAAATAGATGGATGGGTTGGTCCTTTGCAAAACGTGTCAAGAGATACTCCACGTTCTGACTATCATAGAGGAGTAAATCACGTAAACGGTTTAGAAGGTTTTGTTACTACAGTTGAAGATCATTCTAAAGGGCCTAGAAGATGGTTTAGTGGTATAACCGGATCTAAAACAGAACATGGCGTTGGAACAGACACTAAAACGTACGCAAATGATCACAACGATACTGGTAGGTATTTTATGCACTTGTCATTTTTCGCGCCTGGTAAAGATTTACATAATGGTAATTGGAATTCGTTATATGATGATGATGCTACTGGAATGATATATGGTCCCCAAAGTTATGGTGCAAACCTTCAGGGTATATGGGGTGGTGGTGTTTTCACAGGTGAACACGAGGGTGAGACATTTGGAGACACGACTGATCCAGCTGAAAAGTATTTACATTTTCCAATGGAAGGTAATTACGATGATAGTTTAAACTACTTACCAGAAACACCAGGCCCAGGTATTGGCTTTGGTTAT